AGCTATGTGCTTACCGTAATCTACTTCATACTTCTTGTTGTATTCATCTCTAATCTCACCAATGTATTTAACAACCAATGGGTATGTTCTTGGTGATTGTAGTTCTGATGCTGTGATAGTTGCTCTGTCTTTGTTGTACCCAGCTTCGATAGCACACTCTGTTGGAGTCTTTCTACCTTCGTTGGTTACAAGCAGTTGAGCAAACTTAATTTGCATTTCTGTAAGTTTTTTTGGTAAACCCATGTATTGACATATAAGGTAATATGACGTAAAAAGCAATAGGGTATCGGATGGGAGACTGGATGATATCCCATATTATGAAAGACTATCAATTTCTATATAGTGGTCCGTTATTGTACAAATCTTCTTTATTAAAAGAAGATGTACGAGCTTTGTCAAAAATATGTAATGCCAATAAAAAAATAAAGCATAATCATAATTTAGCAGGAGCTATAAAAGATGAATATGTAATTCAAGATATGGAGTCGGTTGGATCAATATTTAAAAAATACATGAAAAATTTTTCTGATGTTCATCAACACTGGTACAACTTTACTTTTAAATCATTTGAGTTTACTTCTATCTGGACTAATTTTATGAAAGCAGGAGAATATAATCCACCACATACACATGAAAACTGTAATTTTTCCTCTGTGTTTTTTATAGATGTACCTGATAAAATTGCTAAAGAAGATAAGAGTGAAACCAAAGGGACAAAGCCAGGACAACTTGAGTTTCTAATAACTCCTAATTTACCTGGTTACATATCCTCTTATGTGGTTACTCCTGTTACAGGAGATTTTTTTATATTCCCATCAACACTTATGCACTATGTAAATCCTTTTAAATCAAAAGTTACGAGGGTTACTATGGCTGCAAACATTATAATGAAAAACTAATTATGTTAAGCGGAAAGTTATTAAGACAGACACTAGATAAGTTTATGCAAGGTGAAGTAGCACAGAACGCAAGAGTTCAAGTGTGTTTACCCAACGGTGAGTTCTATGACATCACAGGCATACAGCTGATGGAAAATAAACTGATAGGAGTCAGAGAATCACACAGACTAGTCATCACAATAGACAAAGAAAACTGGCGTATGGGACAGGTAATTAAAAAGCTGTAGTTACGTTGAAACCTGAAAGAAAATTGTGGCTAGATTTAAAGAAAAATACGCCAACAATATGTTGGAATCGTATCGAAAATTTGGCAGTTCCAGGGCTTCCTGACCTGCTTGGATATAATAAACATCAACGATTTTTTACTGTAGAGTTAAAGGTAACACGCAGTAATAAAATACGCTTCTCACCGCATCAAATTGCGTTTCATGTGCAACATCCAAAGGATACATTTATCTTGGTAAAGTCTCTCGTCTCTGGAGACTGGAAACTTTATGAGGGCAAAGTTATTCGGAAGCTTGTTGCTTGTGGCTTGCAGCTTGACGCTTGTTGCTCGGGGCTTGTGGCTTGTTGCTTGCAGCTTGAAGCTTGCGGCTTGTAGCTTGAAGCTTCGCCCCATCAACGAAGCGCTTGGAGTTCTTCGCGTGGAGTCCTGAGACATCCACGCTGAAGTTATCGGACACAAATTTTTTAGTGTTGGGCATATGTTACATTCCAGATTGAAGGTTGCCAGCAGCTCCTGCAATCCTGGCATTCGTTATTTTGTTTTGGAGCCGGACACATCTTGCTGGTAGATCCGAACCAGGGCTTGTCCCCTGTCGAGACTGTCGACACGTTAGGCCAGGATCTGGCAGGCTCTTGATTCACCATTGGCATACTAAATCTTATAACCAGGTTATCAGGACATTGTGGCAAAAATTTTTTCACCCATGCTTCTCTTGTTGGCATCCAGTGACTGGTCCCTGGGGTGAGCCTACACACGGCGAAGATCTTCAACAAGTGAGACTGGTCCTGTACGTCCCCGCTGTCATGCCATCTAAAATATTTAGATTTTTTACTATTGATCAGAAGAGCCATTGCTCCAGTCCAGAGTGGATGCTTGATGCTGGCCAGTCGCCTGTACTGAGCGTCTTGTACTACTTTAAAAACATAACAACCCTTGAGAGCATAACAACCCTCACACGTGGACCCTTTGACAGTCACCAGCTTGCTGCCTGTCTTACATTCTTTTGCAGGTAGACCGTAGGCCCAGCCAGGCATCTTTGAAGGTTTACTTAGTCCTCCTACTAATTTTAGAGCTTCAGTTGTTTTCATAATTATCTTTCTTTTTTTTCTTAACATCAGATTGTGGCGAGCTTGTGGCTTGTGGCTTTTCCATCTTGAAACAGTCGGCCAGCTTAGCGCTGCCCAGGCTGTCAATAAACTCTTCACACTTCCTGACATAAGCCGGACTAAGGTCCTTCTTATCGTACAGGAAATAATTTAATAAACTATTGTGATTAGATCTTACTGTCATTTTATTCCTTTCTGTTTACCTGCAGCCTACCATCTAATTGTGGCAAGCTTGTGGCTTGCTGCTTGTCGCCTGTATCTTGTATCAAAATTTTTTCTAATTGCTTTAGGACCTCGGGATCCTGCAGCTTGTCATAGTTGATGGCTTTGTTAAAACCAAACGGATCTTTTTTATTCATGTTTTACCTTTCTGTTTTTCCTATAATATCCACCATCACCAGGCCTGTCAAGCTTGATGCTTGAAGCTTTGGCCAAGACCTGCCGACACGCGTCTCGCTTTTGAAACAGTTCTTGACCCCAGATCCATTGGCTAGTTGGTTATTATCTAGAATACCTATATCTCCAATGGATCAGGGCTCAAGGGCGTAAGTGTACGGAGGGTCGGCGACCATTATTCTAGCCGTCTGAGGGAGGGCCTATTTCCCTAAGTCTCAACCTCTGTTCTAGTGTTTATACTCACACTCCGAACGCCTCTAAACCTGCTCACCGACCACCGCATTTTATCTGGGATGGCTCCAGCAAGGGTTGCGACCCTACCCACCGGCAAGCTTGAAAGGACCAGAGTCCCCTTATCTTAGACCGATACCCGAAGGTTCATCTTACGAGGTTTCCCTGTTCCTAACTCAATATAAACACTTGACAAGTGTTTGTCAATAGGATAAACCTATAAATAATTAATAACTAACAGAAAGGACAAAATGTCTAAAATAAGAATGAATACCGAATATAGAAACAAGCTCTATAATCGGATTAAAGATGTGTTCGAAAAAGAGGACACGCAAGAACGTCAAGGTTTTTTAGAGGCGAGAGAAAACTTTGATTTAAAACAGCTAGACGCATTTGCGTTAGCAACTAAAGTCGTTAGACGTTCTTACCCACTAGAAGATGTAAATACTCTAAAACACTTTAAGCAAAAGTATGGCAATCCTTGTGATGTAGTCGCTAAAGATAAATGCTTTTATTTTGCTCACAATGAAGATGTTGATGATGAGGGCGAGAAAACAGAAACTAAATCACATTTTGATTTTAGTTTGTATGGTAATCTCAATGGTAGTGAGTATGGTAATGGTTCGGACAGCGAACATTTTGCCCACGCATATTACCGAGAGGAACTAAAAGAAAAAGGTCTTAATCCAGATATCATAGCCCAACAATCAGGTAAGAATGATAATCCACATAAAACCAAACACGTTGAAGCTAATAATAACTTTCTAGGTAAATCTTCACATAGAAGTAATAACGAGGGTGGTATTGGTATAATGAAACAATATGACGACCAGTTTGAGTTAGATGTTATCGGAACTTCTTATTGTAGGTCGAGAGCAATCGCTTGTACTAAAGCCGAGTACGAACAATTTGAACAATGGCGAATGGCAAAAGCCAATGTTGTTTCCAAACACCAAACGTGGATTGATAGTATCAGCAAACAAACTGAACAATTAAAAATTGGTTTGAAAGCATACAGATATTTAAGCGAGGGTATCGAACTTGCAAACGAACTTGGTATTCAGGTTGATGAGGCAGAATTAGTTAGAAGTAACTCTACTGGTTTAACAATCTACAACCCAAGCAACTTGGCTAGTCTTATCAAAGGTATGAAAAATAAAAACGTATCGAGAGAAGATAAAATCAAGGCAAGGTTACAATACGAAAAACAAAGTGTAAATTAACACTTGACACATAGGGGATATTCCTATATAATATCCCCTATAAACAGAAAGGACACAATGAAAGCAAACACACAAATAGATATACCAGAAAAATTTTACATAACTTATTTTGCAAAAAAACATGATAAGTTTGTAACAAGAAAGGGTCAGTACTCACACCCTGATAACGTATTTACAACTGGTAAATATTTTATCTCAAAAGAGGGAAAGCCTTGTTTCATTTATTACGACCTAGACGCAAATGGTTGGAGAATGGCTACTTGGGCTATGACAATTAAGGAGAGAGCATGAGTGAAATTGTTGCAAGAATGATAATGATATTGCTAGGGTTCGCCCTAGCAATGCTAGGAATAATTTACGCAATCCACACCCAAGATGTTTATCTTGGAATACTAATCGCAACTGGTGGAGTAACTTCAATGTATGTGGGGTTACCACAATGATTGAAATTATTTTTATGATTACAATAGTTGCGTTAGTCTTAATAAGTTGGAGAACATCATGAGTGATTTTATTTGGTGTCATGGACCATATTGCCATACTCATAATACGGTAGATAGGGTTCGAGGGGCGAAAGGTTCTAAGGTTCTAAGAACTAGAAAAATAACGCAACGTAGAAACCAATACTATGACCCTAATAATTTGTATAATTATTTTTGTAGTATGCATTGCTATAACGAATTTGCTAATAAATATTCTCAGCAGATTATAAAGATTGCCCCGAGGGTCGAGCCACTCGAAACACCATGCCAAGTTAGTAAAGAAACGCGTCAAGATTATTATGGTAAGGATTATACAATTACATCAGTTCGGTCGGGGTTTTCTTCTAGTGATACGGTTTCGGGGGGTTGACAATCCTAGTGATATAGGATAGTATAGGAGTATGAACAGAATAATTAAAAGAACAAATCCCTTCTCCGGTAAGTCTGAGATGTTAACACGTGATGAGGCTATGCTTCATGATGAGGTTAAGCAGGCAGAAGGAATGGGCGAGTTCGATAAAATGCAGAAGGCATTAACCAAGTTTAGTAAGCTTAATCCAAAAGCTTACATGACTTTATTAGACTAACAACCACAAATGTGGGCGGCCCTTCGGGCCGCCCGCGTTACCTCGGCCCTTCGGGCCTCGGGCAGCGAGCATAGAGGTACCAAAGCAATCCCAAATTTTTTCCGTTTATTATTTTTTATTTTATATATGTATAGAAGGGGTCCCAGCAGGTGGCATATATTGCTAAGTCTTGTATATTCATATACAGTAAATACATTATGGGTTACAAAATTAATCCCTAAAAATTTTGCAGAAAATTTTTTTGAAATGAAAATAGATTTAGAAAAGATAAAGAGATTACCACCTGATGTAA